ATGTAGAAGGTCTTAGAGGCATACAAGCTATTCAGCTACAGATGGTTGCAACATCAAAAGATATTGTACAAGCTAATGATGCGGTTCAAAACCAAGCAGATAAAAGATCTCGTTTTTTAAGCGAAGAATGGCAGCGAGAAAAAATTGTAGCACAAGAGCGTGCAAAAGCAACTAGATTAACTTTACTAGCGGGTGTCGGAGAACGTGTTTCTACTCAAGGTTTAGGTGCTGGTTTTGGTGGTTTCTACAAAGAAACTATGGCAAATAAAGACTTAAACAGAATTGATAAGTTTAAAACTGTAACAACTGGTGCGCTTCTGTCAGTTGGAACCGCAGCAAGTCAACTTGGTAGATCCCTTAGCGGGGCTTTAGTATATTTAGAAATTGCTATAGTAGTTTTTGGAATTTTAAACTTTGCCTTTTCTAAAAACGGAAAAGAAACAGATACTCTTAAATCTAGTATAGATGGCTTATCTGAGTCTACTAAAACTGCTATAGCTGTAGCAGAAAAATACGGTAGTACATTAACTACTGCAAGTTTAAATGCAAAAGCAAATGCTTTCGGCAATTTAGCTGATGATATAGATACAGCCACTACTAACTTATTAAAGGCAAATGCAGCTGCTAGTGGTTTTGACAAATTTATAGACGGTTGGAAAACTATTTGGGGCGGAGATATTCGCACACAATTTACTAAAGGATTTACCAGCAGTATTAATGCAGCAATTGCAACAGCGCCAGCTGGCGAAATTAGAGATAATTTAGAGAAAAAACTAATAAGTAGCCTGGGCACATTAGACATTGAAAAAGGTCTTGATCTAGTACCTACTGAAAAAGTAGTTGAAAAAGCCAGAGAAATCAGCAAAATTTTAGCCGAAACAGATAAGGTACTTAAAGCCGGTCAGTCGGTTACACAAAACGTAGCAGAAACAGCTAAAGCTACAAGTGAAGCTTTCCTAACTTTTTCTAATGCTGTGTACGGGCAAAGCCCAATGCAAGCATTTTTAAATACTAGTGTTAAAGGGTTATTTGCATTAAAAGATGCTTTTGATAACGCTTTAGGAAGTGCTGCAGAGTTTGAGAAAGTTTTAAGCGGTACAGCTAATTTACAATTTTTACCAAATTCAGCTGTAAATACTATAAGCGACTTAGCACCTGCGTTTAAAAAAATAAGGCAAGAGCAGGGTGCTGCGCAAGTAGGTTTAAAAGCTACTGAAGATGCTTTGGCTAAAATTAAAGAAAAATTAGTAGGTGCAAATCAATGGATGCAAGCAACTATACTATTGAGAGCAGACGAGTCTCAACTAAATGAATCTATTAAGAAGTACAAAGAAGTCATTGGTAGAACTAATACTGAAATAGCGGCACTCGGAAAACAAGCTGCCCAAGCTTTAGCCCAAGCAAGCACAGAGGCCTTAGATAAAGTTTTAGCAGAATTTAAGTTAAAAGAAAAGCAACTAAGAATTAACACTCAACAGCAAGTAATAGCATCTTTACCTGTAAAAACTGTAGAATCTATTATAGAATCAAGCAGATTAGAAAAAGCTGGTATACAAGTAGAAAAAGAGTTGCTAAAATCGCAAATAAATATAGTTAACTCAATAGATGCTTTAAAAGCCTCTATTGATGTTAGAAACGCTCAAGAAACTTTAGCAGGCGTATCAGCAGGAGCATATAGAACTCCAGGTGCACGAGAAGACGCAATGGCTGCGGCTCAAAAAGAGCTAGATTCTAAAACCCGTATTCAAAGAGTATTAGAAACATCTAACGTTAAAGGAATAACAGCAGAGGATAGACAAGACCCTGCTGTACAACGACTTCTACAAAATAAACAGTCAGCATTTTTGGCCAACTTGGCAGCAGAAGAAAAAGAAAAACTTGTAAACCTTAAACAAGCAAATAGTTTAGCAGAAATAGCTTTTGTAGTTGCTAAAGAAAATTTAAGCGCAGAAATTGCAAAAAAAGAAGCAGACTTAGCATATGCTAAAACTCAGGCAGGAGTTATAGGCAATCAAGTTAAAATAGCTGAAATAGAATTAGAAGCTAAAAAGTATATTGAAGAACGTCGTCGTATGTTGGAAGTATTACCTACTGCCCAACAGAATGTTCAAGTAGGTATTGCTGGACGCTTTGGTGTTCCGGGAGCAGTAACAAGCAGCGCCTTTAATAAAATTGGACAAACTCAAGGTACAACACAAGCACTTGGATCAGTAACTGGAGCCACAGTAGTAGGAACTGCAGAGTATAACGCAATGTTGGCACAAGCAGCAAAATTTGATGCTGAGCGTGTGCAAGCAGAAGAAATGAAAATGATGTTTGCTAAAGCTAATTATGATATTGGCACTGATAGTATTAGCGCAGCCCGAGAAGAACTAAATCTTTTAACTTCAAAAGGGGCATTAACTACACAACAATCCGCTGCAAAAGTTCTTGAACTAACTGCACAACAAGCAGAATTAGACTTAACACAGAAATTAAAAGAAATTGAAAAGACTCGATTCTTAGCACAACTAGAGTATTCTAGAAAAGTTCTAGCAGGCAAAGACGAAGAATCTGATGAAATGCGTGGACAGTATAGCATGATTCAGTCTAGAGCTGCTTTAGAAAATCAGGCGGCTGAAAGAGATTATCAAGCAAAACTTAAAACAGCTAATATTACTGCCTCACTAGTAGATCGTCAATCACAGTACGAAGAAGTATTTAAAAACAGTTTTCAAGGTATGACTGATGCAATTGTAGAGTTTACTAAAACAGGTAAACTCAGTTTCAAGAGTCTAATAGACGGTATGATTGAAGGTATTTTACGCGTAGAACTTAAAATGCAAACAGAATCATTGTGGGCATTTTTAAGACCTTCTATCGGGAACTTTTTATTCGGCCCAGCAACAGGTAGTTTAGATGCCGGACCTGGAGCTTACCCTGTAGCTTCTGCAAAAGGTAATGTGTTCGACACTGGCCTAACGCAGTTTGCCAAAGGCGGAATGTTTACCAATTCAGTTGTAAGCTCTCCAACACTGTTTAAGTTTGCACAAGGTACAGGCTTAATGGGTGAAGCAGGTCCTGAAGCTATTATGCCCCTAAAGCGTGATAGCAACGGCAATCTTGGAGTTCGCGCAGGCGGTGGAGGCGGAAACGTTGACGTAGTTGTTAACAACTTTGGAAGTGAACGTGCTACCACCAAGGAAACCACTGATTCACGTGGAAATCGTAAAATAGAAGTTATTATTGGAGATATGGTTGCAAGCGAAGTAAGCCGTGTAGGTAGTCCAGTACAGCAATCAATATCAAGCAACTTTAATAATAAGCCTGCTTTAGTAAGGAGATAAGTATGCCAATTCCAGCATGGTCAGCCCAAGCTTTACCGCAGGTACCACAAAAAGGATTTACAGAGTCTATTGGTGTGAGCATTATTCGCTCACCCATGGACTCTGGTCCAGCTAAACAGCGACGCAGAAGTTCCGGAGTTAATACAATGGACCTGAGTTTTATAATGACAACTGCAGAAACTACAACACTAGAAACATTTATTAATACTACTCTAGCAGGAACTAAACGATTTAGTTTTCCACATCCAAGAAAAGGCACAACTGTAGAAGTTCGCATTATGCCCAGCGGGGACAGTGAGTTTTTTAAACTACAGTATTTAGCACCAGGATACTGGAGCACGTCTTTAAAATTTGAAATACTACCATAATGAGCAGATTAAGTAGACTATCACCAGCAGCAATTAAAGCAATGTTTTCATCTGAAACAGATGAACAGCTTATAATGCTGCTTACAATTTACGATCCGAATGGTAGCACTGATCCTGCCGCTCCTACTGTGCCTATTAGATTATCAGATAATTATACAAAACGCATAACGTCAGTAACAACCGATAACTCTGTAATAACTACTGATGATGAAGTTATTTACGGAGTTACTAGTCGCACAAAAGATTTTATATTTTTACCAATGACCCTAAACTTGCCTACTGACCAACAAACTGGCTTAGGCGACTGTTCAATTTCACTAAACTTTGTTTCGCCAGAAACAATAACTCTTATCCGAGATCACTTACGTATAAGAACTAAAGTTTTAATTGAATTAGTAGTTTCTAGTAATATTGATAATGTAGAAGCAACTTTCACAGATTTTTATATTACATCAGCAACGTACAATGCTGAAAGCGTCAACTTAAACTTAAGTATGGTTAGTTATAACACAGAACCATTTCCTAGCTTTAACTTTACTCCTAGTTATTTTCCAGGACTATTCTAATGAATTATGATAAATATATTGGGTTACCATATTTAGATAATGGCAGAACTACAGCTGGTCTTGACTGCTGGGGATTAGCTTGTTTATTTTATAAGAATGAATATAATATAGAGCTTCCTAGCTATGGTGACGAATATGTAGGTGGGACTGATCCGTATATTTCACAAGCAGTTAATCTTTACAAAGATAACTGGGAAGAAATTACCACACCAAATACTGGAGACTTGTGTCTTTTCAATATTTTTGGTGAGCCTATGCACGTGGGCATATACGTGGGCGATAACAAGTTTTTACATTGCCGCATAGGTAGTGACTCCGTGATTGAGTCACTAAATAACATTAAGTGGAAAAACCGCTTTGTTGGATTTTATGTATACGCGCCTCAAGCCCAGGTGCAAGCTATTGGCGCACCACACCCATTAAAGCTGCGTGCACATCGTGACTGGACCGCGGCCGGCACTAC